ATTGCTCCCGTTCCGCAAAACATTCGTTTGCGTTGGGATTAGTATGACTGGATTTACCGACAGCGCAATAACTTCTTGGCGCGTGTTTTATAACGATTAGATAACGCTAATATCCTCAAAGTCATCGATATGGTCATCAATCGTCCTATCCCGATAATCGGTTTCACGCCCCATAACTCTTTCCTAAAGCTGTAAATGAGCCATCTTTATTAATCGGAATAAGGGTTGGAGTCATGTTTTTACCATTCCATTCAAGGATAGCGATACCCATCTGCCAATTGGCTAAGCCTTTCGTATAAGAGGCTTTTGCCTTGTTCATAAGGTTTCCTACCTCAATGCCGTATAAAGGTCTGTAATGCCCTCCTAAGCCCTCTGAGAAGGCACTCATGCCTAGTTTATGGGTATGACCACAGACTACGCTCTTACCAGCCTTACGAGCCAAATTAAGGGCAGTTATGCCAGCATTGGGATTGGTGTTGCCTTCATCGCCATGAGCCAAGATCCATCCCTTTTCAAATTCATAGAATGTTTTATGGAAAGTAATCCCTAAATTATCAAAATCCATAAACTTGGCATATTGCAATTCTGGAAGGCTGATCAGCCCCGGCACTTTCAAAAGTGTGTTGTAAAGCCGATCTGTGTGATTTGATCTGACAATGTGTGCTTCCTTGGCATTTTCAGTTAATGCCCAAAGAATATCTTGAGTTGCCTTGCGGTCAGCGTCAAGAGTTTGCTGATAAGCCAAAGGTGTTTTCTCAGCCCATCGAGAAATGGTTTGAAAGTCAATCTCATCGCCAACGCATAAAACGCTATCAAACTTTTCACGCTTTGCCAGCTTGATGACATTCTTGACAGCTGCTTCATGGTGGAATGGAATTTGCAAATCACTTATTACTAAGTATCGCTTAATCGTCATCCTCATCGTCAGTTGGATCAATAGAAGGAATAATTCCTCCATCGCCTACGATCCAATTCGGAAATGTTTTTATTTCAGTCATAAGCCAAAAAGCGTGCTCAGGTGTAAATCCTGCTTTTCTAGCTGCTTTATAGCATTCATGTAAAGCCGTATAGTGCTGATCTAATTTAGATAACGGCTCAGGAGATTGGCGAACGACTCGACGATTAATCTTTTTCCGTTTATTGGTTTTTCGTGTGTTCGCCATAAATAAAATTATCGCTTACTGATTAAGACAAACAGGTCATCGACACGCTGTTCAAGTCTTGAGATTTGATCCTTCATTGATGAGCCTGAGTTTGGCTTAAGTTCTGATAAATAAGATTTAATAACCCAGCGCAGACCCAGCAACAAACTGGTTGCGATTGCGGATACGCCAACGCCAAAGGCGACTAATTCGTTTGCGGTCATTTCGCATTAAGTCCATAATCAACTTCGCTCCCTGATTTTGGATCTATTGCCTTTGCAATTGGTGCAACTAACGCACCGGCAAGAATGGCTAGTTCTGGTCTGATGTCGGCAACAATAGCCAAAAGAACAGTAATTCCTGATGCAGCCACAGCTCTTAGATATGACTTGATTGCAGCCTTATGTTTGTTTGTTAGTTTCATGCATTGCCTCCTAGTAGTGGGATGTTAAAGAAATCTGAATTGTTGTCTTGGTCTTTATTAAAGCTGATATGAATGTGATGATTGTGTTTATTGATGCCTTTGTATTTTCTCCAACGCCAGCCCAATAATGGTGAAGCAATTTTCTCTTGATGGATTACATAACTGATGCGCTTAGAGGTTTTCCCATATTGTCGAATTTGATCTGCCAAGTATGCTGAAAGCCTTTTGTCGTCAGAAAGCCGAGCGTCAATATCAATTGCTCGCACGCATCCTGTTCCATCTGGGTTGTGATCGGATTTTCGTGCGCTATGTCGAGAATCACCAATCCACCCATCAGATTTACGCAAACGCTCTGGGAAGCAATCATCTACTTGCTCTCTAAATTGAACAGCAGATTTTGATAACCAAGCCTTCATTAGCCAAGAAGCAGTTTTGCTTCATCCTCAGTAATGCCTAAACGATCAAGAAGTGCAATTTTTGCTTTAACTTCATTTTCACTAGCAAGAATTTTTGCTGCATCTTTTTTTACATCAATAGCAATTTGCTTTAACTCCTGCTGATTAAATTCTCTAATTTCGGTTTCGCCAGTTTCGCAGTTATAGATTGATTTCATTGCTTTTTCCATATTAATTCACCCCGTAAATTCTCATCGTGCCGCCGCCAAAGTTGGAAGCCGCAGATCCATTCAAACAATCAATTCGCGTAATTGCTGCCGTTGCCGAAGCAGAAACATCCCAAGTGCCAACCGCCATTCCAACTCCAACAGCACCGCCAGAACTTCTTGTACGACCTCGTCTTTCGTAAAAATGGCTAGAAGTTCCTGAAGCGTAGTTATAGATTAAAAGGGTGTGAAAATTGTAAGTGTTTGTACTTGCCATGTTGGTATTGGTTGGGTCATCTACTCTAGGTGTAGTGTCTGCTTGAAAAGAGTTATATGGAGAACTGTTTATGTTTTGTGAATACATTCCAGAATTGCCATAAACATCTGATGTGTCGTTGTTAAAAGTAAATCTTAAATCGGTTGCGTTATCTGTGTTGTAAGGATTTTCCACTTCAATATAAAGGTGTTTATAGGATTGTGAAATGCTCGAAACTGCAACGCTTGCCACTCCTGATAAACTTGATGTGGAAAGTAAAGTCAATGAACCACTTGCAGGAGTTGCCCATGATGGCACACCACCTGAAACTGATAAAACTTGACCAGTAGTTCCAATTCCAAGTCTTGTGTTTGTGTTAGCAGTTGATGAACGATATTCAATATCGCCAAGAGTTGTTGAAGGGTTTAATGCCTTTGTTGTGGTATCAACAGATGAACCAAGCGTGCGGATAGCAGCTGCGCCATCTTTGACCAGAGCTGTATCATCTGGTGTTGTCCAGCCGTAGTTAGTAGTGGTTGCCATTTTTCTCCTATTATCAGGCTACGATTGTAGCGTATTCCCATGTCAAAGTATTGCTTAAAGTGTTCCAAGCCTCGCCGATCGGAACTGTGTTCCAACGCATTGCCACCTGACTAAAGGCCACAGGCGAAAGATTGATAGTCAGGAATAATTCATTAAAACGAGTGCGCCAAGACCAACCTTCAACATAACCTTCAAATTCACCTAATGAAATCTGTGGTGGTAGGTTTTGGATGTTCAAGGGCTGACCCATGAATATAGTTAAAAGGTTATCTCTATCGCTATCATCCATTTCAGGATTGGTTATTGGAAAAGTTATAGATTGAAATGCTGGCAATGGGAAGGCTCGTTGGGCAATATATCGATCTGCGACTTCCTGAGCATCCACAGCTGAATGAATGACCGAATTAATGCTTTCGGCTTTGTAGCCATATAAAGCAATTGATGATGCACTTGAGGCGGTTTCCTGTGATCCAAAGTTATTGCCGTAGTTGATGAATATGTCATTGCGAATATCTGCTGATCTAGTAATTGTCGATAATCCTTGACCTAAAGCATGGTTAGCATCTAGATCAACATAACCATTGGCTGCTAAATAAGTCTGCCTGTGGTCGGCATCAGCATAGCCAATATCTCCATTAGATGATTCATACAAATAGCCAAATGCGCTGTCAGCAATAAAACTTGCAATGTTGTAAATAGTATCTGGCTCAGCCGCTCTATTTTCCATTGTGTAAAGACCAGGTTGATCTATCTCGCCTAATCCTTGATTTTCGGCATTTGCCCAAGTAGTCGTTGCATCATAAGTTGCCCAAGTTGTAGCTGCTGGAACATCATTCCAAGATCCAAGCAAAACACTTGAAAGCAAGTCGTAAATCTGGTTGCCGTCCTCATCCTGTGAGATTGTGCCATTGTAAATTTCTTTGGCAAGTTTGACTAAAGATCCCATTGCTAGAATGGTGTAATTAACCACAGTTGCTACTGATCCAGTTGCACCAACCTCAACAGTAATATCAGTTATATCTCCACCAAACAAATTGACATAAGATCCTGAACTGTTTTTGACCTGCAAACTCAAACTGTCATTAATGGCAAAAGGCAAGGTTTGACCTGATAAAGCAACTAAAGCAATCTGTAAATAAGATGGGTTAGGCTGAGAGTAAATATCGCTTCGACCTGATTGATGAGTTATGTCTGCAATTGCAATGTCTGTGTAATCAGTTCCTGCAACAGTAAGTTTCCAGTCTGGTGTCCAAACTGTCATTATCGAGCCCTAGTAATCCCGCTGTTGTAAAGCTGTGGAACTGATCTTGATGCACTCTCATTTAAAACTTTGGCAACAGCTCTAGCAGCACCTTCAGAATCAACTGATTGAACTGTAATGTTATTAACTGTTGATGTTCGGTTTTCTCTAGTGTTTGATGAAATTGATGGCAATGATGATAATTGAGCAGATGGTGCTGGATTAGGTATTGATCCGATATTTACACCCGGAACAATGTTGGCAACTCTAATCAACTCATTGGCAAGTGATACAACCAACCCAATTGCTTCTCGAACAAATGTAATAAATCCTGAGATAATTCCAGCAACTACTGAAATGCCTTTTCCAAAACTCTCAGCACTTCTCTGAGTTTCATTCAATGATGCGCTTAATCCTTTATCACCTGTTAATCCTGCGATGAAAGCATTAAGGGTTGGGATGCCAGTTTCATTTAAGAATCCAATAAATCGCTCAACCTGTGGCAATAAAGCAACGCCTAGGCTTTCCTTAGCCTCATCAAATCCAACTTTCAATCGATCAATCTTGCCTTGGAATGTTTCGGCGTTTGCAGCTGCTGCGCCACCATAAAGATCAGATAACTTTGCTTGAACTTCGGGGTGGCGCAGCAG